CTTTCTTCATAATATCTCCCTAGATGAATTGACGTTGTTGTTCTTGTAGTAGTTCGTCTATGTTTACTACCATACGCTTGCCTCGTTCATAGCGAGACAAAAATGGATTCTTCAGATGATGGATGGTGTGCATCCCTTGGTTGAGCCACTCACGTGCTTTGATTTCACAGAACCAGAGCGCCATCACCATATCGGTCTTACCCTTGGTAGTAGGCGACCAAGTGATTAGCTGTTCTATCAAAGCCTTGATGTTCTCGGTCTGATCTGATGGGAGATGAATTATGTTATCTCTGTGGTGCTTACCATCGGCTTGCTTAGTCCCAAATAGGGTAGACATAGAAGCTACACCAAAGCCTGAATCCCATTTGTTATTACCAGTATGATGTTCTCGCAATATCGTTCCCTTAGATGCAAGGAACTGACGGATACCCTCATCCTGAGTTAGGAAAGACTGGAAAGCGTTACGCTCTACCACCCATTCAGCAGGGGCATAGACATTGGTCCAATCAATAATCAACTGTCTAATCTGAGCAGGTGTTGGTCTAGTAATCTTGATAGCATCTACAATGTAGCGCTTATGAGTGATACGGTCCACGCCGTAGCAGATAGCAGCAGTATCGCCAACCATCGCAGGGTCTAGGCCACATACAAAAGAAAAACCAGTCAAATCTTTAGGATGACCAGGAAAGCCCATCTGTAGTCTGCCTGCTCTACGCATACCATCAATAGAGCCTTTTACACATATCGGGTCAAAGGCAGCATCATCTGAAACATCTTGCTGTTGATAGACTAAAGCCCAAGTCTGTGCATCCATAGCTTGACGTTCTGCATAGAGATGCTTACCATTCCAGCGAGGATATAGACCTTCTTCGGTCTTATCAGATTCTTTCTGCCCATCAAAGGGTTGGTCTGAGTAAGGCCAGAGAGTTACCCACTTGGTGGGGTCCTCGTTGGTTTCAAGTAGGGCTGGCATAGCCAGATAGGTCCAAGGGACCAGACCACCAGGGTATCTATCAGGAGAGCGTAGTTCTTTGTATAAGTCTACAGAGGCAACGCGGGTTCCGATAACAATTAACTTACCAGTAGGGTTAAGACGGGATCTAACATCTTGGGTAAGCCATCTAATCTGCTTCTCAAATTCATTTGCATTCTTCAAGGTAACAGCGTCATCAACGATAATCATATCAGCACGCTTACCGTATATCTGACCGCCAATACCTACCGCCTCTAGGTTTGGGTCCTTTTCAGATGATTCTCTGAGCTCATCACCGAAGGTGACTCTAGTTGTAGTCCAGGTAGCAGACTTAGAGTTAAAGCCGACACCAGCAGCATAAGCCTGCTGCAGGTTCTCATACATCGGATGGGTAAGTCTTTGCTTGATGGCATATAGGAAATCTGCTGCAAGCTGTTGAGTCTGGGATACTATCAGGACTCTGAAGTTAGGATTCTGGACTATCTTCCAAGTTACATAATCTACGGTAATCGTAATTGACTTGGCGTGGTTTGGCGGGATGTTGATGAGGATACGGTTATCTGCAATACCCCTCTCATACTTCATAGAAGGGTGGTGCCAAGATGGGTCTCTGCCCTCTATGACATCTGCCAGGTTCTGTTGGTGAGGGAAGGTATTTTGATGGAGGAACTTCTGGCGGAACTCGGCAAAGCCGAGGTCGTGGACATCGGTAGCTGCAAAGTTCTTGGAGCGTAACCCTAGACGGGTTCTATCAACCTTATCGGCAAAGACCTTATCGGATCTGCGGTAGTACTCATAGGTCTTCATAGACTTACCTGCTTCACCGCAGGCTGTCTCTATAGTCATACCTTCTGCTACAGCATTAAGGATTACCCGCTTTGCTATATCAGCAGTGTTATTAGAAATGGCAGGCTCCTAAAATTTATGGCAGATTACACCCAACTAAATGAGGCGCCTTGCGCCTCGCTCTTGGGCTTGGCGCCCGAGCGAGCCTCAAGCGAAGTGAGGGGTAAATCAGCTACCGCCCTTGATGGGCGTAGCGCCAGCGTAGCCCGCAGTAAGCTATAACCGTTGCCGCTTACTGCTCCTATACTGTATTAGGCGGGAAAAAATAACCATTTCCCGCTTTCTGTCAAAAAATCTTTTAATTGTGTCTAACATCACAATTAAATACGGACAAAATAGGACAAGCCACTGATCAAGGTTCACTTTAGGAAAAAAACTTTTCTGGGGTGTATGTGTACCCGCCCGCGCGTTTTAATGACCCGCGGTCGGTCTTTTTTATGCGTGAATAGTTGCGTGGAAGTGTGCTGGCGTTGCTAGTGCTGGTAATTTTCTAGGGGCTCTCTCAACCACTGGCACTCTTCCGCCCCTCCCTGCCCCTAAATAATTCTCTGAGCCCTAGTTAATAAACCGCTAGAGCTGACCCGAGCTGACTGACTGACTCGACCCGCTACCCACTGACTGCAACCCTCAACCCTCAACCCCAGCTCTAGACTTGCGACACGCCCGAGCGCGGGTAAATATCTTTGGCGACACGCCGCCTAGGTGTTGCACCTTACCCCAACTGTGGTAAGTTGAGCTCACTGGCCCAACCGGACCAGACGAACTTACTAGAAGGGTAAACTAGAATGACACGCAAAGACTATGAACTAATCGCTGAAGCTATCCGTGACGCTCGCTCCAAGGTGCTGAAGTCAAGTAACACTGACTTGATGAGTGAATATCGCACAGGATGCAACGACGCGCTCTATGAATTGTCGGTTATCCTATCGGGCCGATTCTTTGACGATAACCCTCGCTTCAATGATAATCGCTGGATGATAGCCACTGAGACTCTCCATAATTAGTTGCTGGACTATTACCCTAAGAATGGTAGACTTAGGGTAATGGCCTAGTCGCTAGATGAGCGGCAGGATAGCTTGAAGGGAGCTAGAAGATGGACACTATGAATGCAACACAGACCGAGCAGATTATCTATGAGATGCTCACCGAGAATACTGGCCGCCATATATTAGACAGTGGAGGAGAGAGCGGTAGAGCGTGGCAGCGTAATCAAGCAAAGTCACTAGAAGACTTCAAGAGTGAGCCACGCGTTCACTTTGAGGCTAAGTACTACGATGCAACGCTATCAACCTTCCACCACTTAACCGAGAAGTTAACCTACTCACCAGAGTGGACCGAGAGCTTCAACACTTACGCCAGAGAGCGTCAGGATGATGGATGGCTCGAGCTGATGGAGACTTTCCCTCAGTCTATGGGATGGAAGAGGCTATTCACAGAGAATAGCTATAACCGTGAGAGCCTACTCTCGCAAGTCATCCAATACACTGTCTATTACACTGGAGAAGAGACCTTAGTCGCGCTCCAGATTCACGGTGGAGCTGACGTACGCGGCGGTTATACCCGTCCACGTATCTTCTCGATTGATGAAGAGTACTCACTGGTGATGGAGGATGCCAGTATCTATTGCACTGGAGAAGCTGTAGACAGCACTGGACCGCATAGATTCGATAGCAATGGCAGCGAGTGGACCTATGAGGGAGAATACTCCAGAGAATATGACCCCTACGCGATGAGCCAGAGAGCAGACTTGCTCAAGCTAGATTATCTACCTTGCGCTATCTGTGGTGCACCTATGAAGGATGGAGCCCAGCAATGAGGCTCACTAGGCGCGGGAAAGTGGTATTAGTTCTACTGATAATTGCTGCAGTTTTTGGACTGATTCAAGTCTCCACTCATCTTTGGTGGACTGGAGATGGATATTGCTGGGGAAATATAGATAAATGCCTACTGGAGAGGATGATTAAGTGACACTGGATGAAGCGAGGGAGCTGGTAGGTAACCAGCCTACGTGGGCTCTCAAGAATATGGTGAAGGCCCTATCAATGATGACGTGGCGCAACACTGGAGAAGATGAGAAGCGCTTGGCGGCAGCCAAGCTGATAATCAAAGAGAGAAGGGGAAAGTGATGAAGACTTATGAGATGGCAGTGGTAACGCAAGTCTTAACGGTTCAAGCTAACACTGAGGAGGAAGCTGAGGCTAAGTATGATGCCTACTTCAATGAAGATAAATGCCCGTGCAAGGCTGAAGACTGTGAATGCGTGGAGGATGCTGAAGATTGCTACCACATAACCACAGAGAAGGGAGGAGAGAACGATGACTAAATATCTAGCTAATCAGAATGGTGACTGGTGGACAGTGACTGACACTGAAGATAGCCACCTATTCTTCATTGATACTGAAGACCCTAAGCTGCAGGATGCACTGAAAGACTGGGGATACGTAGACGGTGAATGGAATGATAAATTGGAAAGATTTATCTGGGAGCACGGGAAAGTGGTGTACGTAGATGAAGTCTAACCAAGTAATGACGTGCATTGATTGCAATACAGCTCTGGAGATTACCTTGGAGCAGTATGGGAAGGGGAAGCTGGCAGTATATCGCTGCCAGTGTGGGGAAAGTTATGACACCAATATACAGGAGGAGAGCAATGACTAGCTTGAAGCTAAGAGAAGAGCAAGTGGCAGCACTGACCAAGCAGGAGCGTGAGAAGGGGGATGATAGCAACCCTATTCTCTATGCAGAGTCTGGACCCTGCCGATATCAAAGCATTACTTATTGGTTCCCCGATGATGATGGCATAGTGGTTGAGGAGAATCTAGATAGAGAGGGAGAGATTACCGTGAAGTATATGAACGGTGATAAGACTATAGAGCTAACCAAGGGGCCGCTGTATGACTGGGCCATAGACCAATATGAGAGCGACTAGGGGAGAGGAAAGTGATGTCTAAGATGAAAGAATATTTGCTGGACCAATATGAGGAGAAGGTAACACCAGAGATAGATGACCTAATCAAGATGAAAGAGGAGGAGGAAGGCGATGAATAAGCAATACACAGAGGAAGAGCAAGTCGAACTAATAATGAAGGCTATGCAGCCAAGAGTGGGAAAGAGAGCGAAGATGAGGCGCAACCTTGTTTATATGCAGACCGCACTGGGAGCTACACTTGTCCCAGTAGATGTGCAAGAGGAGGAGAGGGGTAATGAAGCTAACTAACTTCTATGAGGTGGCAGCTCGCAAGGGAGATACTGCTTGGGGAGGGGCGAGTGAGAGCGAGGCGGTGGAGTGGTTCAGGCGAGGACTAGATAACTCTATCTATGTATCAGTATGGAACGAGGAGGATATCGAAGAGCCTAAGTTGGTCATTGATAAGATAGATATAACTAAGCTGGTTCTGACTACCATAGTGAGCGAGAGGGGGAGAGGATAGTGATTAAAGGAAAATTACCTAGAAAAGAATATACCCTATCTGAAGATGACTTATTGCGTATGATGTCGGGGTATGTATCTCACAAGCAAGGGAGAGGCGTTGCTCCTAAGTTTTGGTTTGATAGAGGAGATTACATACTGACCCTAGAAGTGGAGGATAACGAGTGATATTTATAGGTGTAATCCTTATGACTATCCTTGCCTATCTGCTTATAGTGTGGGAGGATAAGCTCAATGAAAGAGAATGAAGCACGCACGCTGGCAGCTATCAAGCAGTCTGTCTATTACCGTAACTATCGAAGAGCAAGGGATCGAGCGCTGGTACGTCTAGCTCAAGCACATCCCGACGACTATCGAACTATGTTCGAGGAGGAGAGGGCAAGAGATGAAGCGGAAGGTAAGACTTGGACTAGCAACGGTACTTCTATCATTCCCCCTGATGATATTCGTGTCAGACCACGCACGCACACCATACTTAGACGCATCGAAGCCAACAGAAATAAAGAGGACCAAGGCAACGATGGAGGAGAAGCGTGAGAACAGAAAACTGGCAAAGCAATACGCCTGGGCTGCGTTTGGTTGGAGAGGGAGAGAGTGGGAGTGCCTCAAGTCCTTATGGACCAATGAGAGCAGGTTTGACCACCTCGCAAGTAACCAACAAGGAAGCTCAGCTTTCGGTATTGCTCAGCTCCTTGGAGAGAGAAGTAGAGACCCTGCACTCCAAATACTGCGAGGCTTACGTTATATTGATAGACGTTATGGAACACCTTGCAAGGCTTTCAAGTTCTCTCTTACCCACCGACATTATTAAAGAGTAAGAGAATTACTGATATCCCTTCGTCAGTAATAAATAACCCCGCAGATCAAGAGTGCTAACTGCGGGGTTATTTTATTTATCACTGAAAAGCAGTGATTTACTTTGTCAAGTCAAGTCGTATCTCGGGAGTGTCGCCGTTCAAGGTAAATCAAAAAACGGGTAAATCTAAAAGTGTGCTGAGTAAAATAGTTTCTGACCACAAAAGTTGTGGCAAGAAAGGGAACTATGAAATGTTGTAATCATAAATACAATAAGAGATACTGCTTCTGTCATCGTTGTTATGGATATGACCCAGAGTTTGCGGGTTATGAGTGTGATGTTGAGAAAGAAAGAATGACTAAAGCCTAACCTTTATCAGTAGAGTAGAAGCCCCCGCCCCTGAATTGGATAGCGGGGGTTTCGTACTTTCTGCTCAGTGTAGAGGAGCACTGGGGGCAGTCATAGTCCACTTCGATATCGTGGATGCTACGGAAGATGTGGAGGACATTCCCGCAAGCTGGACATTCATATTCATATTTCATAGTGGTATAGCATAATCTAGGTGGAGGAAGCCTACCAACTTCATAATCTTCCTGGTATCTGCGAACTCGGTGGTGGTAGGCATCCACTTCTCAGACCAAGCTGGCTCTGGAACTCTTGATAAGTCAAAGGCATAGACTCCCTCTGGTGTGGAGTTGATGTAGTAAGGGGTGAGGCTACCTGCTTGGTTGATAAGCCTGCGATACTTCATCTCTTCGATGAGTAAATCTGGATAATGAGTATGCCTACACTTTAATTCTATGTATAGATTCTTTTCATTGGCGAAA